TTTTCTTTTTGTAATACATTAATTTCAGCTCTTGATAAATTGCCTTGCTCAAGTTGTTGTTCTATTTCTAGAAGCCTTGTTGTATCTGCTCGATTTTGTTTTACTTGTCTATAAGTACTTAATTCGTTTTGAAAAATATTATTAACATTACCAAGCATTTGTGGAGCTTGTAAGCCAAGACTTATCATAGCGCTTCTACTCATTAAGTCTATATCAACACCCTCTATTAAAGATTTTGTATTACCCATGATTACTTTATCCATCATGTTTTGACCCATCTGAGCAGCTATTTCTTCTACAACTTCTATACCTACATTTTTTCCAGCTTCCAATGTACCATAGCCAAATTGCTTAAGTCTATTTTTCCAATACTTACTTGTAGTCCAGCCTTTTACAAACGTGTCTTGAATACCAGTTCGTCTAGAATATTTATTTACTTTTTGTATACCGTTAATATATCTTAATGTACCTAGTTTTTCAGAATACATTTCTACTCCACCGTAAAAAACACCTGTTAAAGCTCTTTGCCATCTAGCAGAATCAGCTGCGTCTTCGTAATAATCTAATTGCTGTAGTAAATCTTGTTTTAAATTTAAATCACTAGTATTATCTATTTGAGCTCTTAAGTTTTTAATATTTTCTTCAGCGTTTCTCCACGAAGTTTCTAATTCTCCAAACTTACCACCACCTGACATACCAAAAAATAATCCCATTGATAATTTAGAGGCATTTTTAAGGGCCGTTTGTTGTAAAATGTTTTTCTTTATTATATCTTTAGCAGAACCTGTTAAACCTTTTGCAGCTATTTTAGTACTTATCCTTGCTCCAGCTTGTGGCCCAAGTACAGCTAAAATACTAGGAGCACCATCAACTAAAGTGTTAAGCGACCAAAAACCAAAATCACTTAAAGATCCTACGTCTTTAATTGAAGCGGCTTTAGGAAATTGTTGAGCCGTCTTTTCTGTTAAAGCGTAATAATCTATTGATGAATTAAATATATCTTTTGCGTTTCCCCCAACTGGATCAAATAAATCCATTAAATTACCAACTGTTAATGCACTAACTGAACCAATAGTTATAGCAGCAGGTGCAATAATCTGTTGATTTACATTTGACAAAAGCCTATCAAACATGTCATAGTTAAGCTTAGAACTATACATCATTAGGTTTAAATCATCTAACTCTTCACTTGTTTTTTCTAGTTGGTTAGCATAATCTAAAGCAAACTGCATGTTATTGTTTAAAACTTCTTGATCTTTTTTTATTCCAGATTTATGATAGTTATCTATTACTTCTTGTTTTTTTCTGTTTAAGTTTTCAATAGCTATTTTATTATCAGCTGGCGCGCCTGTAGCGTTTAAAACTCTAAGCTCTGTTTCTATAGCTTTTAATTCTTCTATATATGGAGCAGATTTTTGATTTACAAAAGCAACTTGTTTTTGAAGATCTTTTTCGTAGTTTTCGTAAAGCTTATTAGAATTTGTTATGTATCTATTTACCTCTGCTTCTCTATTGAATTTAGCTAATGTATATTTTTTCTTTCCCCAATATTCTGGGTATAATGCAGAATACTTACCATCTTTACTTACTCCTAAGTCTATTACATCTCTTTCACCTTCAAATGTAGGTATTTTATATGTTTGACCTGGAACCATGTTTTTTGTTAAAGATTCTATTTCTGCTGCGGTAAATCCAGCCTTAGCTAAATCACTGCGATATCTAGCTGTAACACCTTTATTATAAGTAGATACTTGCTCAGCAGCAATACCTAGTTCGCCTGGTAAACTATCAAACTCTAAACGCTCAACATCTTCTTCAGTAAGATCAAAATCATTTTTATATTTACCTGTAATAGCGTTTACACCGTCTCTTCTTTTTTCATTTATAAAATTAAATATCTGTTCACCATAATTTTCTTGAACATCTTCTATAGTAATATTTTCTTTACCTTTTTCTCTTACTAAACTTATTAAATCTTCAGGTAAATTTTGCTCATCAACTTCTTGCTGTGTTAAGCCAATGTCTTCTGATTGTCTTACTTGTTGCGCTTTATATGGTTGAAATATGTAATCTATTATTTCTTTTTCAAAATTCTCTGGAGTTATTAAATCTCTTAATTCAGCTACTTCTTTTTTATAAGCTTCAAGTGTTTTATCTTTAGAAGTTTTTTCAACTGATCCAATATCTACAGGTTCAACTTCATCAACGGTTTTTATTTCAGTATTTAAACCACCAGCATATTCTTCAAATGTATTAGGATAATCTTCTTGATCTTTATATATGTTATTATACTCATCTTCATATACTATTTTAAACTCTGTAGCTCCAGTTTTTTTGTTTTTAGTTTGAAAATTTATATACCTTAACGGTTGTTTTTCAGGTGCAACAAACTCTTCTAACGGTTTATCCTCCATAGTTATGCCAACTATATCTCTAACAGGCTGTGAATCTTTTCTACGTTTATATTCACGCACGACTGATTGTATCTCTTCAAAAGATCTACCATCGGATTTCATTTGATCTATAATAGATTTTAAACTATAACCGTCTAGCATATGTATTTAATTTTATTAGTCTTTTAAATATATAGAAAATATTTCTTCTTCCTCCGCACCTTCAATAGCTTTTGCATCAGCTGCAGTACCGTCATACCACTCTTCAAACTTTTGTATATCTCCACCATAAGTAGAAATATTATTTATTACAGATGTTAATTCTGATTTTTCTTTAGAGCTAAGACCGCCAAACTTTTTAAGGGTTCCTAGCATACCTTCTACTGTGCCATCAAAACCTTTTACAACTTCTAATTCTCCACCAGTATTTATAAACGCTATTAAATTGCCATAGTCATCAAACCCTTGGCTTTTTAATTTATTTTTTAAATCTTCTGGAGTTTTAATTTTATTATCGTCCATTTGAGTTACAAGCTTGTTTAAATTATCTTCATTATCTAAACTTAAAAACTCCATGTTTTTATCATTCATGATAGTTAAATATCTAGATGCGTCATCTAAATTTATAGCTTCTTTAGAAAATTGACCTGGAAATGTAGCGTCTCTAACTTTTTCATCTATTAATCCTAACACGTTTACATATGCGTCATAACCAAACCCTTTTGAAGTACCACCACCTGTTGTACCTTTTGTTTTAGTTGGTCTTGTTTGCATTTGTTTTATTTGATCAGGCGGTATGTTTCTTTGAACAGCTTGATCAACAAACCATCTTTCAGCTTGCGCAGCCATTTCAGCATTATTAGGATCCCACTGATTTTCTTTAACCCAAGAAGAATCTTGACCTCTATTTATTACGTCAGCCCAAACAGTATCCATGTCATTACTTCTAAGTAAATCTTTAAATACGCCTCTACCAACTAACATTTCTTGTAATTTATTCGCATCGTATACTTCAATATACTCATCCATTTGAGTATTAGGATTATATCTTTTCTCATATGATACAGCTCCTTTTAATAAACCTTTGTTAGCTTCAAACATAGCGTCTAGTCCTATATCTTTTATAGTAGGAACTGTTCTAGCTATTGTATAACCTTCTTTATTAACAATGTTTTTAAACTCCGCTAAATTTATATTATAGTTCCAAGGTTTTTCTCCTTCACTAGTTTTTATATTACCAGATCCAGTTAAATACATTTGACCATCTTTTTCTACTAACTCTATATCTGCACTGTTATCCGCAATACCCATCATCATAGCTGTTAAACCATCTACATTAACTCTAGAAAGCGTACCATCTTTCATAGCTTCTTTCATATACTGCGCTTGTGCTATCATTTTAGGAGCAAGATCCGCGTATTCATCTATGTAGTTGGTTAATTGTTGTATAGCTTTATTACCTTCTTGCAAGCTTACATCACCATTTTTCATATGTTTTTTAATTTCAAATATCTTGTCTGCATTTGTATTAAAAAAACTATTTATATTTTTATCAAGATTTGCTACACCTGTTTCAGGTATTTTATTAATCTTATCATACATGTTTTGATATGAAAGATTTTCTTTATCAATTAACGCTTGTTGCATTAAATCTCTTTTCATACCTAACTCTAACGTTTGTCCATAGGCACTAGTAATACCACTAGCTAGCTGCATTAAACCTTGCTCCGCTGTTGATCTTCCTAATGATACAGGACCTGTAATGTATTTACCTGGATTTGCTTTTGCCATTTTATATTGTATTAACCTGGAAATATTTGTTCACCTAATGGGCTAGCGAAAACTTGAGCAGCGCCACCAAACGCGCCTGCTATAGCACCAGTCATATCTGCTGAACTTTGTAACTGCTGCATTTGATTAGTTCTCATTTCACCATATAACCTATCAATTTTGTTTTGATCTCTTTGTTCTTGAGCCTGGAATTGGAACGCTAAGCCTTGAGCTTCAGCTTGTTGTACTCTTTGTGCTTCGCTTATATCTATACCTTGTATTCTTCTTTGCTCTTGTATTCTTTGGTTCATAGCATTCATTTCACCCTGAGCTCTTAATCTTTCGTTTTGAGCCTCTTGTTGTTCAATGCTAGCTGCAATACCTTTTTTACTTCTTAATGCTGCTTGAGCTAAAGCGGTAGCACCACCAGCACTAGCACCTGTAGCTCGTAAAGTATCTAGTGTATTTGCTAAAGCTATATCAGCTTCCTCAGCCTGCATCTCTGCAGCTTGCGTAGCAACAGCTAGATCAGCATAAGGATTAGTTATTTGCGCTGATAAATCTTGCGCTAACTCACTAACATCTTCAACACCTGCATATGGATTTATAACAGCCTGCCTGTTATTTTCAAAATTATCCAATGCACGTTGAGCGTTTCTAGCTCTTTCAGCGGCTCTTCTAGCCTGCACACCAGCTGAAATACCTTTTGTTAAAGCTGATGCACCCATACCGACAAGTGTTGCAGTTGCTGCTCCCATATTATAAATTTTTTGTTAATTCGTAGGATGGTTTTTCGTCCATATTCCACCCTAATTTTTTATGTGTTTCTATTAATCCTTTATGTTGTAAGTTAGTAAACATATATTTATATCCCATGCTTACTATAAATTGTTCTAATTCATTAATTAAGTACTCTATCGCGTCTCGTCTGTCATCTTCTTTGTAATTAGGACTAGAGATAATCCATTCAACCCAAGCCACTTTAGAGTTAGTAAAATAAACAAAGCCCGCCACGATTGGTTGATTGTTTTTTTCTACAATAAAACCTCCTGTACCGTGATTTGGTAAAAAATCTTGTGGTGGTGCTGTCCAACCTGGCCACCAATCCCACCATTCAACTAGCATGTCCCAGTCTTTAACTGTTACAGCTCTTGTTTTAAAATCCATATAATATAATTTAAATTGATGATACAACAAATTCCGATGATGATGCAAATAATTCTTTAACACCACCAACATTTGTTGATGAATCTGTAGACATTTTAACTGTTGCTACATAACCTTTTATACCGCTAATATCAACTCCAAATATAACTTCACCTTCTGCCACAGGCGAATTGTTAATTAAATTAGCTACGTATTTATTTTCTTTTCTAGTAAACCCAGCGTGATACTGTATGTTGTTTTCTGTATAAGCACCTTCGTTATAACTTAATATTTGAGCTGACTGATCATTTGTAGTTTGCCAAACAGCGTTAATTAAATCTAAACCTGTTACATCTGAAGTTATAGAATCTACTTGCCAACCATTGTTACCTTCATAACTAATAGTTTTAAATACTTTTTGTGTTGAAGGATTAGGGTTTAATACAAACGTAATACTTGAGTCACTATAATTACCATAATAAGTATTTCTATTTGTTCCACTTCCTTCTACATAATGCTGATATACATTACCATCTGCTCTAGTGTAATTAGGATCACTTACGTATTGATTAGGTATTGAATAAAAATTACCATTTACACTAAACATAAACTCAGGGTTATACGTATAGAATGTTGGCCAACCAAGTACACTCTCATCAAAAGCTAAAGTGTTAAAGTTTTGATTATCAAAACTCATATCCCATGGTTTAATAGACAATATGTATTGTTTTGTATAATTATCCCAAGCACCAATCAACTCACCTGTTTCAACACCGTTGTCTACTAAGTTAAATTGATCTCTAAAATAATCAGTCATACCATATCTTGATATTTCTGTAATACCATCGTGAGATAATCTAAGTACAGATCCTTTATTTTTATCTGTAAAATATTTTCTAAATCCATACACTGCAAAACTTTCTGGATTTTTACTTATACCATACTCACCAGCGTAAGGAACTATTTGACCTATAACAACATTAGAAGAAGTAACTGTTCCACCTCCTTCTGCAGAATAAATAGCATCTTTGTCAATTAAAGCTCTATTTACTTTAGTCTCTTGGAATATAATTAAGTTAGTATCTTCAGCGTATAGCTTTTGTATACTACCATGTTTAGGGTCTACGCTTCTTATAATTTCTTCACCAACAGGAAATTGATTGGTATTATTAACACCTGTTCTAGCGTTGTATATACCGCTATAAATCATAGAGTTAAACCTAATTGCTGACTGAGGATATTCTTCTTCTAAGTAAGCTTTAACCCCATAGTCTACATTAGTATTATTATACCCTCCTCTAATTCTAGCTTCTTCAACATACCAGTCATATAGTTCTATTATATTAGTTGTTGTATTAGCATAGTATGGAAAAGCTGGTGTATCAATTATACCTGGAAACACATTGCCGCCTCTTGATCCAGATGTAATTGTAGCATCTGCTCCTCTATCAGCAACTCTTTTTAACCAAAAGGAATTAAAGTAATTTACTTCTACTGCTATAGCCATAATTTATAATCACTTATATTTTATCTAATTTACTGTTGGATATGATCTACCTACTTTACCGCCTGTTGCATTAAACTGACCAATCCATCTTCTATCATTTTGCGTACTTGAAACTGTTGCATTACTTATTGCCGCTCTATCATCTCCAAATGGGTTTGGATAAAGACCTGGTGTTCCAGCTCCTGATCTTCTTTTATATGCGTGCCAAGTATTAGCACCTGTTTGAGTTGGTACCCAAGGCGTTGTTAAATTAGCATCTAAATAAAACTCTGTTACATATCTAAATATAGGTTCTCTTGCGTATACATTTACAAAAGGACTACTTGTATTTTGCGCTGATGCTTCATCTATTTCTGCTACTTGAGATACAGAATATTGCCAAGCTATTTCTGTAGTTCCATTTGGATAATTAAAATCACCATATACTACACTCATTGTAACTTGACTATCATCAGCATAACTAGCCGAGCAAGAATCATATCTTGTTAAATCACCTCTTAGTGTATTAGCCATAACTCTATACCCACCTCTTCTTGCTGGATTATTTCCATTAAACACAAATGTTCTTGTTACATCTAAAACTAATTGAGTACTAGTTGGAGACTGTGGGCGATCTGCTGTGATTTTCATTTCATCAAAGTAGGGCGTAGGATAAGTAGGAATAACTCCAGTTGTATTTTTTAATGTACCGTTTTGTATTGCAAAACTATATGGGTTTACGCCACCCGGATAATTAATTAACCACTCTCCTCTATTAAATTCACTATTAACATCTACACCTTCTAAATCAATAGCGTTGTTCCATGGCCCAGCTATTGCTGGTTCTGACCTTTGTTGTATTGCTAATTTAAAGAAAGCGCTTACATCTGTAGGCAGCGTAGCATCATAACCGTTTATTAACTGTGTAAATCTAATAGTAACATACCACTTGCCTTGCATTAAGCCTTGTGGTGATAGTGAACACCAGCTAGGACCATAAGACGCATTGTAAGATTTAGCTGATCTTGTTTGTCCCAAGCATAAAGGCACATTAATAGTTGATATATTAACAGGATCTTGAGGCGCAGGTACATTATTAACCCAATCAGTAAAACCAGCTGGCGGGTTATTATTGTAATCAACAGGTAAAGTTGTACCTGTTTTATTAGACCAAAATACACCACCTACATCTGAGCCTTGTAAAAAAGGCACAGTGGTTAAATCAGCTTGAATCATATTACAATTAACTTGTAACTCACCAAAAGTCCAATCAACAGTTAATGTGGTAGTTAATCCAGCGCCATTAGCATCAGTAATAGCAAATTGTATATTATAAGGTCCAGACATTGTAGTTCCTGGGTTTTGACTAATTTCACCAGTTCCAGGGTCTATGCTAAATATATTTACTAGAGTTCCATATTGAGTCTGAGTATTTATACTATATACTAATTCTAAAACATCTGTAGGACTAGGCGCTGCTGTTCCATTTACAGCTGATATTACTGGGTTGTTAGCTGGTCCACCTCCGCCATACTGAACAAACTCATTATAATTCCAATGTGTTGGTACTAATAGAGTTGCCGTTGGCGCTTCATTATCTAATGAAAATTCAAATGGACTACTTATTCCAAAAGTAGTAACACCTGTCACCGTATTTGTAATATCAAACGTTGCTTGAAAAGTTCTTAAATTAGAGCTTTCTAAATAAACAAAATAGTCTGCTATTTGTATAGTAAATGTATCATACACAGAGTTAGCAAAACCATTAGGTGTTGTTGCTGGTCCTCCGTTACCAGTACCAGCTGTTCTAACTAAATTAAATCTAGAACTTACATCTGTACCATTGCCATCTACAACAGTCATAGTCATAGACATAGCGTCGTTTATAGTTGCACCACCAGCATCTTCTGGATAAAAATCATTTGTTATAATAGGACCAGTACCTGCTGTATATACAGTAGCTGGATCTGTATAATCTCTGTCTTCTTTAAAGTTTATATTACTAGCTCCTGTTAAATTTTCTAATGTAGAAGGTGAACCGGCAGGTAGACTATTTTCAATAGCGGTGTTTAAATCTTTAACTCTACCAGACGTAGATGTCTCCCAAAATATTTCTAATCTTGATTCTGTTGGAGCTGTTTCATATACACTTAACCAAAACGGATATATATTACTTGGCGGATTATCACCAATTGAACCTATTGGTTTTCTAGTTATAATTCTTCCAACAAGAGGATTACTTTCTTCTTCATAAACATCATTAAAAACTACTGAACTTGTCCTTCTTGTTTGAAATAATTCGTTTAATTTAGCAATTGCTGAAACTGTATCCGCTGGTATCAAAGGATAATATTGTGAATTGTAATAAGGACTATCTGTAAAACCAGAACTTGGATTATTATCTATATATATTTGAGGTGTTACTCTACCCCACATTCTAACACTACTTCTATATTGTGTTTGATCAGGACCAACTTCACTTAAGTCTCTAGGTACTTTATTTATATTATCATTAAATAACACCGCGTGAGCTATTTCACCCTCCTCATTGTTTATGCTAAATTGAGGAGCTTCAAAAGGATGTCCGTTAATTATACCTGGTAAATAAACATTATAGTATTCTTGTTCTTTTTGTTTAACAACTATTTTCCAAGTATACCAACCAAGTGGATTATAATTAACTGACAATGGATCTCCATTATATAGACCAGGTGTACCTGTTTGTTCATTTTTAGTTGAACTAATTAAGTTATTAAAATAAACTTTTAAACTATCACCAGGCCAATACAATAAATTATCTGAACCAGTAAAGTTGTCAAAGCTATCTCTATAAGGCCAATTAATTGTATCACCACCAAAATTAGTTCCACTCGCTGTAACAAAACTTTGATTGTTTGATAACAAAACAGTTGAAGTTCTACCGTATCTATCTGATAATACAATACCTACTTGATAAGTTCTGTTTTGTTTTAATGTATGATTTGGATAACCATAAAAAGCATAATCACCTAAATTATTAGTAGCTGCAATAGTTGAAGCGTCGAACTTAGCTGACACACCAACATTATAATCTAAAGCTTCAGGTGGTGTATGCTTGTTTTGAAAATTACTATATACAACTCTATTACTTATTATTTCTTGACCATGTGCTTTAACTGGTACTTTATCATACACTCTAGTTGTTTGTGCTTCTGGTAGTGTTTTAAAAGGCTCTGTTGATTGATATTCATATTCGTAAGTAGTAACTGCACCAGCAGTATTTAAATCACTTGAGTCAATTGTTTCAACTACTTGGACCGCTAAACCATCAGACTCTTTATATAATATCTCTATTTCAGATATTTTTAATTTTTCTCTTATTTCATCAGCATTTAATTGCGTTCCATCAATATCATCCGGCATATGTATTTGCAGCAAAATTTTATTAACTTGATTTTGCATAAAGTTAACAACAGTGCTTTCATAAGTTGCTTCTTCACTGTTTTCTACAAAATATCCAAAATTTTCAGGTATAAAACAGGGTTGAGTAAACGGCGCCATTACAGAGAACTCACCATTTAAAAACTTAAACCTATAACTAAATCTTACAAATTTATCTTTTAAAAATTCTCCATCACCAGCATATGTAGATACTCCAGCATTGTTTACAAAGTTAGGATTTTGAGGACCAAAATATAATCCAACTCCTAATGGAAACCTAAGTGTTGGAGCACCACCAGATCTATAGGCAACTTGTATTTGATCTGCTAATAAACCATCTGGTAAACCAGCAAGAGCAACATAAGCATTATCTGTTTGAGTTATTTGACCATCACTAGTCCATATTTGTAAATCTTTTAAATCAGGTATTGAAAAACCTGGCGCAAACGTTGTGAAAGGAGGCAACGTAATATCTACTTCTATTATAGCCCCAGCAGCTGGAGTAAAAGCTGTTGTAGCTTCTACAATAACTGGTAAATTTGGAGTAAGCGCGTCTGTCATTGTTGTTTCAAAAACACCTGGCGCTGTTTCCTTGTACACGTCTATTGCTTTATGAGGCGCATATTTACAAACAGTTACATGATCTTCTGTTGTATAAGCTAAATCAGCAATACTAGTAAACCTATCAATAGGTGTAGCAAACTCATCTCTAACGCTTATCACTCTTGGTTGGTTTCTATTATCTGTAAAAAATAATAAGTCTTCTATTAGATTTACACTTCTAATTTTCCAAGCGTAAGAAAAATTTAAAAACTTACCAGCAGAATAAATAAATATATCACCAGTTGCAAAATCATATCTAACAATAGCATGATTAACATTTAAACCAGTTTGATAGTTTAAATTACTCAACGTGTTGTTAGTTAAAAACAAATACAATTTACTATTTACCTCGTCTACATATTGGCCGCAAGCTTTTAAGTACTGACCACCAACACCTAATACAGCAGACATTTGTAATCCAATGTCACCATTTAAAACAGGTCTTGTTCCTTGTATATTTTCAGCAGCTCCAACATTACTATCTTCTGACTTTGATATAGCTATATTTTGTGCGTCACGATATTCTCCGTTGGGTAATAGTCTTTCGTCTAAGTCCTTGTTCATCTTGGACTTTAGAAAAGTATTTTTTATTTCTGCCATTTAATTTTAGTGTTTAATCCATTTAGATTTACCACGCATAACCTGTACTATTTCATCTAACTTAATATTAGATAATCTAATTTTAGCATTTCTAAGTTTAGCACTCTTTTCTTTTCTATATCTTTGTACAATATATTCTGGTATACGAACTCGAGACGCTAGTATATTGTAATTTATATACGCGTATAAAGCATCTTCAGCCATTTTAGGTACTCTAGTATCTAAATCATAAGCAAGACCATCAGAAATGTATTCTATTACTATGCATTTACCTACTAAATCACTAGAAAAAGTAAACTTACCTTGCCTTTCATCTATGCCAAACCAACCATTTACTTGACTTGTCTGTGGATTTAAGCCATATCTTTGTCCAGCTATCACGTTCCAGTATAATGGAAACGGCGTGTTAAAATAATCAGTATAATAACTCCAGTAATTACCGTCCCAACCTGTTATTAATCTAGTATTAGCTTGCTTCCAAGCTCTAGTTGTTAATGAAGTTGTTTCTAAGTTTTCATTTAAAGCGTCTTGGATAGGTAAACCATCTTGATCTTGTGCTAAGCTTTGGTATGGATTAGTAGTTAAACCATTGTTAGGTTGTATAGTATGCAATACACCTAAATCATCTTTCCATGCTAATCTTACATAGTTCACATAATCTTGTGGTATTACTAATGATAAGCTAGGTGGTATTTCTAATTCTTGAGATTTAATACTTTTTAACGTATCATAACTGAACTCTTGCAGTCCTCGCTTAGCATGAAATATAACATCTGTTCTTTTTACGCTTGGTATTAATTTACCAGCGCCTACATATGCTATCATATAATTTGTGATAACATCTGCTAAACTAGTATATGAATATCCACCATAGTTGTTCCAAACGGTATTTTCAGTTAATTGTACTTTTAAATAATTACCAGCGGCTAATCCAGCTGTAACAGTAACTGTGTTACCAGAAACTGTATACGTATTATATAATGGTGTGTATGTTAAACCGCCATCAATACTAACCTCTAAATAAAAATTATTTGTAGGCCAATTAACATTTGTTGGATCAGCTGTTGCAAAAACTAAATCAGTGTTAAATGTAGTGGTAAAATCAAAGTTAACACCATCTGCTATGAACGTTTGTGTTCCCGCGTAGTACTGTCTATTGTTTTCAGATATTAACGTCATTTATTATAGTTTTTCGTTTTGCTCATTCATTGCTGCTTCTTGAGCTGCAGCTTGTACGATTTGTGGATCTCTTATTATAATACCCGCGTACATTAATATTTTTATTATAACTTCACTTTGTTCAGATGGGTGAAGCTCAAACTGTACAGAACCAGTAGGGTTTGTAGTTTCATTATATGCTGATGGATCATATACATACTGACCTTGGCCACCAATTTGATAACCCCATCTAACATCATTAGGCTTACGCACATAGTTAGCTGTTATACCAGTTTGTATACTAGTAGGTCTAACGAATACTCTTTCGTTTTCATATAAGTAAGTTGGAAATGTAATTGACGCTCTAGTTAGTTTAGATTTTTCAGCATAGTAAAAATCTTGTCTATCTAATCTTTGTAGTTCTACGTCGTCATTGTATACAACAGTTCCAAGTCTATAAAACTCGGGTGTAGTTCCGTAAAAGTCTGTTGTAGGTAAATCAAAATACCCCTGGCCTGGTACATAGGTACAAGTTCCAAAGGTTTTAAATATAGCTATTTTTTCATCTATATTCATTTGCCTGTCCGCATAATCAGTATCTGTTTGCGCCACGCGTAACTGTTGATTTAAATCATCAAAGTATTTTTCAAATATATCTAACTGTACTTGTGTAGCCGTTTTATTAAATTCATCAGGCGTCATATAACCACGTTGTTCTTTATTTAATATTGACAACACGGTTCTATATACAGTGTTTACGTTTATAGCCATAGTGTATTTTTATTATAATAAAAGGCGGGCGAACCCGCCTTATTATTTACTAGTATAGTTTCTTTTCAATAGATTTTAAAACCATAATACCTTCGTCAGTTTGTAAGAAACTAGCAAAAGCGCTATATGGATTTTCTCCAAAAGGAACTTTCATTATTTGTTCTTTAGTTTCAGCCCAAACAAAATCTTTGTTTTTATTAGCCAGCGTTACTACACCTTGTTCAACAGCTTTAATAGCTATATTTCTAAGTTGTATATTTTCATCTGCGGCTAATTTAATAAAAAGCTTAGGATTTTTCTTAGCAAAAACTAATATATCTCTTTTAAGTTCTTTTGTACTTAACTCAGAGACCTTTGTTCCTTTTTCAACTCTTAATATTGCTTCAGCTAAATCAATATCCATACCTCTAGCAATGTTAAGCGCGTCTATTTCAAACTCTATTTCTTCTACTTCATTGGTAGCAACCTGAACAGGTTTTCTTTCAGCATATTTTTTATCTAATGCTGGGTGGTATAATGATAATAGTTTTTGTAAAGCTTGATATTGTTTTGGAACATTTAAAACACCATCTTTAAATTGAATATGTTTTAATGTTACCTCTCCTTTTTGCTCATCAACAAATGGTGATGACTGATTTGTAGCATATCTTAAAGCTCTTTGCTCGTTTTTCTCTGCATCAAACCAAAGTAAAGGATACCTTTGTGTATGTCTTGAAGACAATGTATATGTAAGAGGTTCTTTATTACCTAATAAATAATATTGTCTATCTTTTATTTCCCAAGAGTTGTCAACAACAACTTCTTCTTTTTGTTTTTTCTTTTTTGTCATGATATAATATAATTAAATAAGTTAAAGGTATATGGGCGCCGAAGCGCCCTTTACCTTATAAAATGTTAAGATGTCATCAACACGAAGTTGTTAGCACCTTGTACACATAAACATCTCTCAGATAAGAAATGAACTTCCATTGCGTCAAGATCAGAAGTGAAAGCACCACCGACAGAACCAGTGATCCATGACTTCATTCTTCTATCATCAGTTTGAGAAGCTCTATATCTTACGTGTAAGAAAGGTCTTCTAATGTTTGTACCAAGAATTTGGTCATAAACAGTTGAAGTACCAGCAGGAATTAATACTCCTTCGATGTCGTCACCTGAAGTAAAGAACTCAGATCCACCTCTTGTAGAAGCATCGTTTAAGTATTTCCAGCTTGTCTTATAAAAATCGTAAGATCCTCTTCTAAATCCTGAGAACTGTAAATTAAGAGCCATTTCTTCAGAGTTTTCAAATACACCATAAGATGTACCACCGATACCATAAGAGTTTTGTGAAGCAAGCATGTTATCAATATCAAGCTCAGTAGCTCTATCTAAGAATAACATATTTTCTTCAATAGCTCCTTGGCTATCTAAGTTCTCAAGAATTGTATCAAAGTCAGCTAATGCACCAGCGAAAGCAGAGAATACATTTCCTCTGTCTTCAATAGCAGCAAATAAACCTTCAGTACCTAGTAAAGCAGCGTTGTTAGCATTAAAGTCTGTAATACCAGCTTGTGCTTGAGTATGGAATAGGTTTGCAGAAGCACCATTTACATCGGCTAATTCACCTTCAACCATTACCATTTCTAAGTAATCTTCAAATCTTAATCTAGTTTCAGATTCAGCTTTTAGATACCATAAGTATCCAGTTGCACCATCTTCTGTAGTTACTTCAACCCAACCAATCTGTGCAGTATCAGATCCAGATACAGCGTATCTATCTCTAATAATAACTGGTTTGTTGGAGAACTGAGTGAAAGAAGGCTCAACATTTTCTAATACTCCTGAGCTAGCTTTTGGATATTCAGAACCATAAACGAATACTTTATATCCTACAGCATCAGCAGGAATTTGTCCACCACCAGCAGAAGTTTCCATATATGGGAAAACTTGGATTTCATTTGCGTTAAGAGCAGATCCTGGAACAATACCAGAGTCAGCAACATACGCTTTAATTGAATCACCACCAGACTTAGGTAGAATTACTACAGTCATACCTGGAGTAATTACGTTAGTAAGTCCTGCTGTTGGAATTACAAATAAATCTAATACGTTTCCTGCAGCACCTAACGGCTGTACAGTATCGTAAGATATATGTAATCTGTTTTGTTCAGACCAAACTACTTGGTCAGAAGTCATCGGCATTTCAGCGCCGACCATTCTAATGAAGCCAGATAACGTTCTGTTTCCATAACGCTCTACTTCAGCTTCATAGATTTCAGGAAGATACTGTTGAGAAAAATCTCTAGTACCATCCGTAAAACTAAGGTAGTTGTCCGACAAAATCTGTTGAGATTGTGACGGGTTCAACGAACCAAATAAGGGATTTAAGGGCATAATTAATTGTTTTTAAATTATCGTTTTCTAATTTTTAATTTACTAACATCAGAACCGCTAATAGCACGAACCTTAACACCACCTACAAACACATCATTACTTGGAGACGTACGCGCCTCTGTTGATACATTTTTAGATTTATTAACAACATCTTTAACGGCATCGGCTTTACCTTGCTCATAAAAATGCTGCGCTATAGTATCCGCGTTTCTAGCAGCAAACATTGCTTTGTGATAACCTTGAGTATCTTTTACATTGCCCTTATCGTCCAAGAACTTCTGAACAAAGTCCTGTAAATTACTCTGAGCTTTTGCAACTTCATTTGGATTTTTAACACCGTATCTAAATTTCTTTTCACCAACTTTGAAATCAAAACCTTTGAATTCATCAGTAAATAATTTAGACGTTTTTTGTTTAAAATCTTCGTGTTGTTGTAAAGCAACTTCCTGATTTTTTTGATAGCGGTTAAAAAAGTCAATAGCTTTTTGTTGTTCTTCAGTAACACCAGGTCTTAATCTAACTTGGTCATAATACTTGTTTTTAAGATCATCTAAAAAGTTTTTGGCTTTAGCAACCTCTTCTTTATAAGCGAGTTTTTTTCTTTTGATGTCTCGCTCCTCATCAACATCTTCATCATATTGGAAATTTTCCTCCATGATAAAATTTATTTCCTCATCATTAAGATGTGGTTTGCTTTGTTTGTAATATTCTTTTAGTAAAACATTTGTATCTACTTTACTGTAGTCAGCGTTTAATCTTACGTAGTCTTCTATAGTTCCATTTGTTTCTTCCATAAACTTAACTAATTTGTCTACATTTTCTGGAAGTTGTATTTCTGGTTTTTCTATTTTAGGTTCAACTACTTTTTCTTCTTCTTCATTAGTTACTTCTTTTAAAGGTGTAACTTCTTCTACTTCTTGTTCTTCGGTGGTCCGTATTTCTTCAACCACTTCTTTGCTGTCGCCACTGTCTTTGGGTTCTCCGATAGTAGCATTGCTGTCATCTGTGCTTTGCTCTTGAACGGCATCTTCTTCTTGTTTTACTTCTGTTAAATCTACTTTAGCTTCAACAGTTGGTTCAACTGTTTCTTCTACTTTTTTACCTAAATCTATTTTTATAGGTTCATCATTTGAAACCTGTTCTTTAATAGATTTTTTCTTGATCTTTAAAGATCCAGAATCTTTTTGTTTTGCCATAATAAAATAATATAAAATTAATAAAAAATACTACGCAAACTGCTCTAATTCAAAACCACCTAATGTATCATTTTGTGATTCAAAATCTACAGGTAAAGAATCATTTTTTCTTTGTGAAATCATTTCTGATTGCTGCGTAGCTTGTATTCTAGTACGTTGATCTTTACGATCTTCGATTTCTTTTTCTTTTTCTCTTTTAACTGCTGCTTGCATTTCAGCTAAACGTAGCTGATATTGAAACTCTTGCTCCATTAATTCTTTTTTAATCTGAGCTTCTTTTTCTAATTTTTGTATTTCAAAATTAGATTTACCTTGTTCTATTTGCATTTGAGTTTCAGCAATAGCCTGTTGTTTTTGAACTTCATACATAGCTGCTTGCTCAGCGCTTTGCGCATTAGCAGCTGCTTGAGCTTGAATATTAGCTTGCTGCTGCTGTTGCTCTTGAGCTTGTTTTTGTTTACGTTTTAGTTTTAATAATTGATTAGCTAATTTAATATTATTTATTTCTCTAATATCAATAGCATCTTCTAAATTAATACCACCACTCTTTAAAGCTATTTGTATACTTTGTTCTAGTTGCGCTTTTTCTTCTTCATCTGGTTCTAATTCTAAATAAATACCAAAATCAAATAAGTTTAAGTCTTGTATTTCATCTAGCGTACCTACATTAAAATTACTTATAGACTGTTTTAAAGACTGAGCTAACAGCTCGTAATCAAAACAATCAGCTATTCTAAGTGAAATGTTTTCTGCTGTTCTAACAGCTAGATATAACGAAGCTTGTAATATGTGTCTAGTTGCTACATTAGAGTTATAAGCGGCTAGTTTCTGTAATCCTACTAACGCGTCTGGGTCTGGTGTACTAGCATCTCTAGCTTCATTTAGTCCCGTCACGTCTCTTATCATCTGTAAATAGTATTGATACGTGCTAATTAAACTTTGCAACTTAGAGCCAGCATTAGAAGTTCTAAGTTCTTGTATAGGAACTTTACCTCTGTTAGGATCACCATCTTGGGTTAAACTTCTACCTACAATACTACCTGTTTGGAAGTACATGTTTAACGCTTCTTGTGGATTGTAATTAGTTCCATTACCCAAATCAACTTCAGCTAAACCATCTACATCTACAAATACACCGTCAGGTACCATACGTGATATAACCTGCTGTAGTTTTAAATGAGTAAGTTGAATCATATCAGCAAACCCTGTAATTCTACTAACCATAGATTCTATTCTACCGTGATACATACGAGGCGCGCATATAGAATAATTCATTCTAACTTTAGTAGAATCAGCAAATGGTCTAGACATATTTTCAGACATTTCCCATTTAATCATTTCGTTTATACCTAAAACTTTAGCACCAGTATATAATACTTCAATTGATCTAGATACTTTATCAAACTTATCATTTGGCTGTGGATTAAACGTGTCAGGTTTTTCTAGTGCTTTTTCTAAACCTTGATCTGTCTTTTTAATTTTAAATACTTGATCAATATAAGTTTTGTATTCAAAAAACATTACAGCAACTACATCAGGAGTTTCATTCCAGTTTCTTAAATAATTTTGTTCACCTGGAAACTTTTCAATTTCTTTTAACTGCGCGTCAGTTAAGTAAGGAAATTGTTTTTTAAGTTCAGACATGCTAATCATTTTAACCTCTCCAACATAATATAAGTCTTCAAAGTTAGGATCAGTTGTGTATGAATAAACTAGATTAGAAGGATCAACATATTCAACAGTCACACCGTTAGCTGGATTAAAATTGGTTTTAACAGCACCAATACCTAATACAACTAAATCCTGTATAATTCTTTTTTTAGTTTCGTAAAATTTATTTTGAGCAAGCACGTTTGAAATAGCTTCTTCTTCTGCTATCTCTATACTTTGTTTATAATCAAGCTGCATGTGTAAAGATAACTCTTCTTCATTTTCAGGCAAGTTGTCTTTGTTTTCAGTTGAATATAAATCCATGCCTAATACCTGTTGAGCTTTTTGTAGATATTCTCTAGTTTGAATATCTCTCATCAGCGCATTAGCATAGTTAGTTCTTTTTTGTACCGAGTCTGGATCTTGTGAATAAGCCTTTATATCGTAATCTCTATCAGCTAAACCATTTGTAACTATATCTACAAATTTAGAAATAATTGGAACAGGTTTCCAGTCTAAGTTTAAATAAGATAAATCACCATTAATAGCAAGTTCATCTTTATATTTTTGTATTGATTGCTCTCCTCTAGCATATAGTCTTCTATTATGATATTCAGCATAATTAGTTTTATATAAGCCATATCTTACGCTACCGCTTCCATATCTATTATTACTGAACCACTCGTTTTCAATAGCTCTAGCTACTTTCAAGCCGTATTCGTATGTGTTCTTTTCCTCAGTAGGTACCACCTGACTTGGAAAGCCACTTAGATAATTAGTGTCAACACTCATTTATTGTATAATTTTTGAAGTATAACCAGAGTTACTATATTTTTTAAATCCTAGAGACACCGCCTCTTTTTTAAATTCAGCAACCGGTTTGTATTTATTTTTATTACAAGCCATTATAGCAAGTCCAGAACTTATTGACGCGTCAAATTTAGTTCTATTGTTTATATTAAATTTAGCCCAGTCTTCTAATGTACGTTGAAAATACATATCGCCATATCTATCTGATAGTTCACCTACATATGTTTCAATATAATATTCAATTGCAGCTGCATGAGCTTGTCTTATATCTTCGCTAGAGTTTGGTATACCACCTATTTCTTTTTCAGTAGTTGATAATTTATTCCAAACTTTATCAGGTCTATTCATAGAATAACCTCTGTAACCTCTACGTTTTAAATAATATAAAAGTCTAGGTTTATTATTTTCCGCAAGTAATGGCATACCGTAAAATACTAATGCCATTAATATATCTTCAAAAAATATATCAGCTGTTTGTGGTCTAGCTATATATTCTAAAAAGAAATGATTAGGAGGACAATCCTCCATACTAAATTTTGTTAAACCATGTAAAGATCCTTTTGATCCTTTATTGTCTACCGTTCCAGAAATATCGTAACTATCACAACCAAAAGCTCCCATGTGTTCATTACCTGGATATTTAACAGCTCCTTTTACTATAACATTATTCTGTAAATTAATAGGTGGAACCCAAGATATTTTAAATCTACCTTCTTTATTAGGAGAAAATATAACTCTACTATCTTGTATACCATTTTCCCATTGAAAATTACCAGTTGTAACTAACGGAGAAGTTAATAACATTTCTTCGTTGTAATCAACTTGTTGATATATTTTAGTTAAATTAAACAAAGAAGATTTTGTTTCATCTCTAAATGCGTGTTTTTCCGTGCGAGGAAATTGTCTATAAAACTCATTTAAAGCATCTTGATCTCCTTTTAATCCATTTACTTCGTTGTTCCAATAATCAACTACACCTAATTCTATTTCATACCCATCAGGGCCGATCGTTTTTTCTTTAGGTGTATCGAATACAGGTAGTCCATAAGAATCAATGTATCCTTCGTAATTCCATTCCATAGGTATGAACAAAGAATAGAGTCCCGAACGAGTCTGTCCGTTGGCGTTTCGTTTTGTAACATCGGAATCATAATACAATTTTTTAAAATTATTACCTCCTTTATCTAATGCATTTGAAGTTGAACCCATCATGCATTTACCAACTATTCTACTACCTAATCGTAAGGTTGTCTTGGTGACACGCCAGTTGTTGAGGATGTTATTGGGCTTTTCCCACTTCCCCGACTCATCATGGACGAGGAGTTTGAGCTTCTCCCCATCGTAGGAGTTGTCACCGGTATTCTTCCAGTCGATGGTGGTGTCCAATCCCTTGAGATCCTGTAAGGTTTCGTCGGCGGTGCTGGTAAGTTTACGTCTGGTAAATTTACTGGCTGGGACACGGTAGGCAAGCTCGGTCTTTGGACGGTCCATTCCGTCCTGGGTCGGCTTGAAAAAGAAGGGGTAATTAACGGATATGGGTACCACCTTATCTGTGAACATACTCTTCGCGTCAGGTCCAGACTTGGATAATATACCATACCTGGAGTCACTTGATATGGTTGCCAAGTTAACCACCTCTCCTGAGGCCATGAAAGAAAACCCGGACCTCCTATTCTTAAGGTAACACATCCCAAAGGATCGTGAATCTGCCTTACAAGCTTCCCAGAAAATAAAGAATAATCTATTTGATTCACGGAAATCTGGTTTCCCGACGTCAATCTTAGACCACTGCAAGTACATGTAATGAGTACCACTAATGTAAGTAGGAACGTCTTTGTTATAAAACCAAAAACCTTCTTCTCTACGAGTGAATTCATTATCGATGTAATCATACCATTTTTCTTTAAAATCTTGTGGGTACTGTTTAAAATCAAAAACAGTTTTTATTTTTTGTAATTCTTTAGGATAATCAAATCTATCCCAAGTATTACTTTTAAATTTATAAACATCTTTAGGTTTAGGTAAAGCTATTTTTAAATTTTGTATTTCATATATATCGCCTATAGTACCATCTTTACTTATAATTACTATATCAAATTCTTTATTATAACCATATTCCCATTTTTTAGACTTATTATATTTTTTAATAGTCTTAGGGTTTATATGATCATTTACTATTTTGTATAAAGTTTGCTGATACATTATTTAGACCTCCCTTCTGCAAAACCTTTAAAAGTATCTTTTTTAGTTTCTTTTTTAGGCTTATCCTCTAACATATCTTTTTCTTCTTGTATACGATTAAGTATTTCAAAAGCATCAAATATAGCAAGCTTTTTAGTTGCCGCTGCATTTTTTAATCTGTCAGCTGATATATCATCATCTGAATCAACAATAGGTTCTTTAGCTACCTTTATTAATTCTTCCACCGCTTTTTGCCCAGCGTGGATTATATTCAACTTCGTCTCCTTTGTATTCATACTTAGCAAAGATGTTTTTAGATTTCATACAATATAAAAGTTCTTCATCAATTAAAAACCTCCATTCACGTTTAGGTGGATAACCAACTAAATCACCGGTGTTTACGCCTTTTTTAGCTAATTGTTTATTGTTGTATTTTATTACACCAGTTAAATATTTGTCTTTAATTGGTTTTATAAAACAATAATCACCAAACGTTTTCCAATTACCATCATTTGTATATAAGTATATTTGATCAGGCGCAGCGAAATACAAGTCTTCATTAAAGTAAGAAGCTGAATTACGCTCATCACCTTGTTGATCGTACCATCTTCTAAATATATTATGATGCACTATAACTATATCACCTACTTTAATATCTGTATCGTAAGCTGTAGGCGTTGCTATTACTTTAGCAAATCTACTTATAAATTCAAACTCTTCTATTGAAGTGTTTATAATTAATTTTTTATCACCAATTTTAATTTCATTTTCATATCTATTATTAAGAGGTGATATAATAAAATTTTGAATACTTCTCATTAATATTCTAAATCATATTCGACAGATATAGCCATATTAGAATTAAACTTCTTCCATGGCAATACCTCATCGTTTTTCTTTATATAAATATTATAAGAACTATCAGATTCATCAAGCATTATACAATGTATTTCATGTCCTCCATAAACCTGCTGACCTATAGAATAATGCATCGCATCATTTTTATAATCAGCGCCAATACTGATTTTTCTTATATTAGAATCCATTAGTCTACTTTTTTAAGAGTTTCTTCTGGAATCTCTTCATAAGTACCATCAGCTAAGTTAATACTTACTTTACCATATTCTTTTTCTAACTCAACTTTTAACTCGTCCATTGCTTTTCTAATTGCTGGAACTTGAGCTAATAAATCTTGTTTTTGTGCTTCAATAGCGCCAACTTGATTTATAACTTGAGCCATTTGGTTTTGGTTTTCTTGAATCTTTTTTAAATCTTCTTCTTTAACTTTTTTAATTTCTTCACTCATAATTTAATTTTTATTTAATTTTAATAATTGTTTACTTAATTATAGTCACTTATTTTATTAGTATTTTACTTTTTAAATATACTAGTTGCTTTTTCTGTCGTGCGTCCTCCGAAATAGGCTAATACAACGGCCATCATAACATTCTCAAAAGTAGAGTTCCAATTATCATGTATTGTAAAAGGTATACTTTCTACGCTATCTAATATTCCAGCAAATGAAAATATAACAATACACCATATTAAAACTAATGGTCTTACGTTTTTAGACATCCAAGAATCAGACATTGAGTCTGCTTTCCATCTTGAAGTAATGGCCTCTATTTCTTTATTCTGTTGATCAAATATTAATTGTTGAAGTTTAATTTTATCTTCAACTGGCGCAGGAGATTTTGTAATTTCAGCTATAGCTTCTTGAGGAGATGTTACTCCTTTTAATACATTAGCTAAAGTTGGGTTTACAACTGACGCTGCTCCAAATAATAATTTACCAACTGTTGTGTCTTTAAATTCTTTTTTGTTTTGCATAAGCTTCTTTTTCCCAAGGTAAATTTTTATCACCTTCTTTCATTTTAGATCTTGGATATTTTTTACCACACCAATAAACATATTTATCATCATAAGACAAATCACCGCGTTTTATTTGATCTACATGAACCATCTCATGACTAACAGTCTGGGACTCTACGTCAGTAGGTAAATGCCTATTTATAACAATTGCCCCTGTGTTTAAAGTAACACCGTGAACAGCACCATCTTTAAAATCAACTTTATATATCGGCGTGTTATCAATATGATATGGTGGATTTATTTTAAAAGCCATTATTACTTATAGCTACATCCTTTTTTCTTAGCGCCTTCTCTAATCATAGCAAAATCATTAGCATCTACATCACCATCGCCATCTCCCATTGCATCAATTTTTTCGCCGCCTTTATTTAATTTTTTAGCTGCAGCTCTATTATCGACTGGCATATATGTTTCTAGGTTTCTAACTTTTCCATAAACTTTACTTAGTGGATGTATATTACCCGGAAGCATCATAGCAGCTGCTTTATCAGCTTCGCTACTATAAGACATTACAGCTTTATTTTTCTCGCCATAACTTTTAGCAGCATGCTTTTTGTCATCATAAGCGTGTAATGATTTGTCAGCTCTGTGCAATTGTTTTTTTGCATCGTAAATTAATTCTCTGTCGTGAATCATTGTGTATCTTGGGTGATTACCCGTGTATCCATGTCCCATTGTTTTAGTTTTAAATTATTATTATTTTTATGGTAATGCGGTAGATGTTAAACTACCTCCATTAGCCACTGTTATTCTATATCTTGTTCCATCAGGTGATTTTAATATTATACCTTTAGTATTTAAAGTAACTTCAACATCACCACTAGCAACTGTAAGTTTTGCGCTAGGACTAGTAGTTCCAATACCTACGTTGCCATTGTCTGCTAAAGTTGCTAGATCTACACCGCTATTATTTTTAAAAAAAATACTACCACCAGATGTTGCTGAAGTAACGTTATTTACAATACAAGCATTACCTACAAAACTTGTAGTAGTACGTATAAGACCTACAACATCTAAAGGCACACCAGGACTAGTAGTTCCTATTCCAACCTCACCGGTTTGCTTAA